AATTATATTTTGTGCCTTCACTAAACTATCTTGTAGATTCTTTACTGTAATAGCCTGTTGATTTACAGTTACTTGTAAAGTAGAGTTAAGGGAAGTAAGCTGTATCTTCTCCCGCTCATATGCTTTCCTTAATTGTTCTAATGCTTCGTTATATGTAAGTTGTTGAGTTTCCAATAAATCTCCATTAGTTTCCAATAAATTTCCATTGGTTTCCAATATTTAAATAACCCCTGTTAATAGACAAATTAATGTTAACCAGACTCCACTCATAATAATAGCGTTAGTTGTCATCATCCACTTATTGAACATCTTCTTCTCCTTAAAAGTATAGGCTATCCCCTAGACTCTGCAACTAGAGGATAGCCCTATGTATCCTAAGCTTTAACTAAGCTTAGATTTCAAACGCCAGACCCCTATTTCCCTACCGTGAGTAGAGTTACGAGTGGAAGGCGTGTAACCAACCCTGGTGAATCCATTCCCTTTGAAGATAGAGCCAACTAGGGACGGGGAAATGGGCATCCCGACCACATTAACAACATCATCAGAAGTAACAAACCCTTTCTGTTGCGCCAACTTATGCGCTGCTTGCCTTGCCTTTGCAAGATATACCTGACTACTGTTAGAACTTTTGTTCTGGGTTCCCTTAGCTTTCAAATCTTTCCTCCTAAATTTTAGTTTCCGTACAGAGTTTTACTACCAAGAGCCTTTGTTAACGACTCTTGCAATAGCCCCATATATTGATAAGTCTTGCCAAGAATCCTCGACAGACTCGTTGTTTGGAACTCTAGCAGATTGAACGAGGTTTGTCAACCGCTCCACCTTATCACTTACTCTAACCAAAACTCCTATTTGACCAAACTTACTAATGTTAGTACTACCATAATCTCGTTGCTTCTGGTCAAATAATAGAATATCCTCTAACATTATATCAATGATTTCAAAGGTTGTATCTTCAGTACACCCTAGAAATTTATGTATGTTTGCTCTGAGTCTATCGTGTTCTACTCTCTTCTCTTCTTCTGGAGTATTCATATTATCTCTTTACACACATACTATAGATAGGCATTCCACTAGGCAGTATCATATGAGTATGATAACTTACTTCATACTCAGCAATACAATCTTGACACATACATTGTTTATTCTCTACCAGCCAATTTAATTGGGCCTGGGCTGAGAGTTGATTGTATGCATTTACCGTTGCTGTAATATCATACGGTTCCCCCGCACAAATATACTGTGATGTCACTTCATACACCATTCCGTTTGTCCTCCTTCGTTTCAATCATCATATCACCTCGTTCAAAGTTTGTCAACTCCCTCTTCGCCGCCCAACACTTCATATGTTTTCTTAGTATAGTTTAATAACTCCAATGTTTGTACATATATATCTATAGTTACTGATAACATTTTAACTGTTACTATATAGATTTTCCAATTAACCATAGCCAAGAACATAGAAATCAATAACGTCACAATTAATATTAACCCTACAACAAATAACTCTACCATACTTCTCCTAAAGTAAATGGGTTCCCCGGTGGCAAGGGAACCCATTTAGTGGGATAAAATATAGAAATAGAATAAACTCTATTCCTACTCCCCACTCCAATCTAAAGTTTCAGCTGTAGAAGGATCCATATCTACATCTGCCAACAACCTTGTTAAGCTCTTCTCTAGTCTGTACTCACTTTCATACAAAAGCTTGTATATCTTTTTCTTTAATTCAAACCCTAAGAAGTGTCCATTTATTTTTACAGTTGACTTAGCAATTTCTCTTAGCATATATAAATCTGTGGCTGTTACAGCTACAGTTACACTAGAATTATCTTCAGCACTTTCATCAGTAATTTGTAATACTGCCATACCTATTTTATCTAGTAATTCCACTGGGGCTGGTAGTCCTGCATTAGCTAAGATAGGACGTACTGTAGAGAAATTATCTGACCTTCCATCCCTTTCTATCATCATAGTTAGTTGATCATCTATATATAATATTTCATCTCTAGTAAGCACTAAAGCCTTAATAGCATCCTCATCACAATCACAGTCCATGTATTCGTCAAAAGGGTCATCATTATGAGTTTTCATTCGTCACCTTCTGGGTCAAAGTTATCTTTATCCAACTCCTTATTTTTTTGTGCCTGTTTAATATCCCTCCTTGTAAATTTATCTTTATGTGGTATTTCTTTAGTATATATATCCCCACGTTTCCGTTTCTTCTCTAGCTTTTTATCTCTAGTAATCCATTTATTCATAACTATTTATCTAACCCTGGAATATCTACTGCTAAATACAATAGATTCTTATTAGGTTTCTCTCCTTTACAACTAGAGCATTGTTTTATTACAGGTTGTATTTTATTATTCTTTACCAAATCTGCAACCCACTCACGATTCTGTTTGTCTGGCCCGTTGTCACAGATGATACAATAACCGAATCGCACAAGCATGTCAAGCCCTGGCATTTTTCAATTTCCTTTGTTTCCTCATACCTTAAGGACTCTCCCCCTTAGATTCAAACAATAGATTCCGTAGAGCCTCATGTCGCCTACTATCTCTTCGTTCTTGAGCCTCACGATAAGTATCACTATCATCATACAAGAATTGTAATTCTTGGTGTTCAAAGAATTCATATAGTCTATCAGGATGCGTACTAAATCCCATCCATGTCATAATATCTATACCGAATCCTAATTGAGTAGAAGTGATTCTAGAAGTTAATCCTAACAAATGTCCAGTCTCTCCATGAAACAAACCACCACCAGAATTCCCAAATATACTGGGAGCATTCTGCATTAGGTAAGCCTTCTGGTCAATAATTTCACGTAGATAGGTTAGATTACCTGGACTTGGGAAAGGATCATGAAGTAAAGAACATCCACAAACCCATACAGGATCAGTTACTTGGAGTTCTTTTATTTCTTCTTTAGGTATAACAGTAGCTACATTTCTCATAGGTCTAGTATTATTTAATTTGACCGCAGCTAAATCATGGTGTTTATCATAAGCAATAATTTGAGCAGAAGTAGAATTGGCTGATACTACTTTACTCCTATCATAGTCAAAGACTTCAATGCGAACTTCCTCTAGCACATCAGACTTCACATCCTTCTTCAGAATGTTATCCCATGTTTCAGATACTTTAATAGCTCCATCAATTACATGTTGACAGGTAATAGCAATATTAATAAAGTCACCAGGTTTTTCAGGGTCTTCTTTACTATATACTAAGACCCCACTTCCTCCAGCTTGTCCTGCCAATACTTTAGTAACTGGGTACAAGATTTTTTCATGAACTTCTGTTTGACTTAAACCCATACTACTTCCCTCCTTTACTAATTAATTGCCCTGAGTTTATCTGAAAGAAAGTCCAATTCTTTATTCAAGGCATCGGACAACACACTTATATTATACTCCAAAAGTTTCATTTTGTCTAACAATATATCAATCTTCTGCTCAATCTCATCTACTCTCCTAGTATAATCAGCGTTAGACGTAACTAAATAGGACATTACCATAACTTATCTGCTTCCCCTATAGATTTTTTAACATATATGCCTAGCATAAAAGCACATTGCATCAAGTTTCGTATCTCATCTACAGACCACATTGCTTCTGGATACCCATTCGTAGCACAATTATTTCCTTGTGGCATAGAACAAAATAACATATATAATGCAGGGTCTACTCCAGGTGCTGTTAATAATCTTTGGGCTTCATCATAAGAACTAAGTTCCATTGCATTCTCTAATAACTCAGTACCCAAAGAAAACCAATTAGGCACAGGTTTATCGTCATCTATATTCTTATTCATAAGGCACTACAAATTACCCCCACAATTACCATCACCCAAAAGAATCTAATTGGATTATCTATACTCATCCGCACCTCCAAAATTTAATTTGAATTCAGCATATCACAGCTCAAAAAGTGCGTCAAGTGGTGGGGGGCATCTTGTTCAGATGCCCCCGTAGGTGAAGTGGATCACCTCCTTACTCCCTTGACAAGAGAGTTCTAATTAAGATTAAACCGCCCTTCCACCACTTGATACGGTACAGTATGTTCTACACTACGAGTATTCTTATTCTCCATATCCAATTGCCTCCACAATAACTGGATAAGAACATCATTAAAGATTGGCCCAATCTTTTCCGTAACAACAGCGTAAGCTTGATCAGGATTATTAGGATAAAAAGGACGTATTGATTCTAGTATTTCCTGGTATTGTGCCTGACTATAACTATCATTAAGCATTTTCTTTCTCTTCTGTTTGATGAAGGGCATGTTCTTTAAGGTCTTTAATCAAAGAAGTCAAGGCGTTATCTAAGCTTCTCTTATTATTGGTTAGTCTTTCTGCCAGTTCTAATTCTTCTTCAGGAGTAATCTTCTTATCTTTCAAAACTTCTACACTAGTTAATACAGTCATTCCCACATCATGACTAGCATCTATAACATTAATAATAGTGGGGCTATATCTCCCTACGTCTTTTTTAAGGAAGAAACTAATGAGTTCCATTCCCATTGTTATCCCTTTAATTAATAGAGTTTTATTAAGCTTCATTAGAAGTTTGACCACAGCTACAATTATTATCACCACAAGGACAAGCTTCGATTACATCTACAGACCACAAATCAGTAACTCCACAATCACATATTTCACAGTCACAGGCGCAATCCTCTTCACATTCACATGTACCTGTTAGAGCATAGGCATTCATATCACAAAAGCATTCTGCCATCTTAGAACTCCTTATTTATTTAAATCTACCCGCCTCAATAGTTTTACCCTTTTTAGCACAGGGAGTACACATAGTTCCAGATTTAGTAGTCTTAGCATGTTGCTTTCTATTACACCCTGGACAGCGTACCCAACTTTTTCTCACTTTTCCGACTCCAATATTTTCATTCCCAGTGCCCCTAACAATGTTATACACCCCGTAGTAATTGCAGTATGTTCTAATTCCAAAGAAAATATGGCAATAGCACCTAGGATAATTATACATACAAGAATTTGTGGGCGCAAAGACTTCACCTTCTCCTAACTCCCCATAAGTTATTATAAAGAATTATTCTGTCGTCTTTATCTGTCGGGGGAGGAACTTTATTATTCTCTAAATATTTGTAATACTCCACAGTATGCCCCGATTTAAATCTATCATAAAACATTGCCCCTAAACATATTACAAGTCCTATAATACCGAAAAAGATTATACTACTTATCATTTGACCCCCCTTAAATTTCTTGTGTCATTTTATTATACACCAAGAATTCGGAAAGTCAAGCTTTATAACCATCTAATATTATGTATTATGATTATAGATGGGGTTTATTATCATGTAACCATTCGGAGAAAGAATACTTAGATTTACGAACAGGAATTTTTACTTGAATTTCTGTGGAATACCAGGGATGCATACTACCTTTAAAACTTTTATGAGCTTTGGCAGCTATAGAAGAATCATAAGTAGAAGCATCACTATCGAGTTTCGTTCCCAGATGTTCCCCAGCTTCATTCACTACCCACGGTGGCTTTATATGAATAGGGATACCAAAGTTATCTGTTTCAGTTTCTACTACTGGGGTATACCTCATAGCTTCAAAAGGTTGGGCAGATGGAAATCCATACTCCCTCAATAACTGGTCATGCTCATTTCTCCTTCCTTCTACATTAAGTAATGTAGAAATAGTAGCAGCCATTCCTTTGGTAGGAGCGGCTTGTTTCTCCATCCATTCCAAGAAAGATCCAGTGAAATCAATTGACCCGTCTGCTTTTTCCATTAACATAGTTAATTCCCTACCTTCTTCAAGAGTTGGAGATTCGTCTAGCGGAGCAAAAACTTTACAGTACATGTGGTCTTCAATCATTCCTTCCACTATATCACATGTCTGTTCCTGTTTATTGAAGAATTTACATGCACCACACATAATACCATTCTTCATTTCAATATCTGTAGCATTTCTATAGCCTGAATCTGGCTGAGTAATCTTACCTTCTTCTTTCTGAAGAAAGCAACTACCATCACATTCCTGTTTTTGTACTAGACAACTACCATCAATACAAGTAGCAACGGCTCCTTCAGCTTTCAGTATATCAAATCCAGCACTTTGGTTCACACCCTTTTCACAAACTGTAACTTCTGCCAGTTCCATTTCGTCTACTTGCATATAAGGTTGTAAACCTTTCTGCATATTCTGAGTTTTAGTTGCGCTTCCCGCAATGGAATAACTCCTTAACTTTCCTTCATTAACTTGATCCATAACACGCTGGGCAATTTTTGTATCGTCCCTTAGTTCCGTAATAAAAAATAGTCCCTTCTCTCCTACACCACTCTTAAATATCTGTCCACCCTTAGTAATATAGGCTGGCAAAGCCCAACCAACTTGAACATCAGAATGCAGTACCATTGTATTTCTAGTACGGAAGTTAGCCATATACTTATCGAATGCTTTATTTAAAGCGTCCGTAGTTATTAGATGTCCTTCCCTATCTATTAATTCCACAGAAGCGGGGCCACCTAAGACCATAGCATCTCCCTCACTAAGTTTGGAAACAGCCTTAGAAAAAGTAGTATCATCTGGGAACGCCCTGGATAAAGTCATAATCTCAGCCTTAGAAGCTATCCCTGCTTTAAGCAAACGCTTATATTCATCAAGCGCATTAGAAATATCTTCTAAGGAAACTTGCCCATTATCCTGTTTTTCAATAGGTAGGATGGGTGTATCAGACCCTATAGTTTGATACATTTGAGCATTATTAGCCCAGTTAGAAGGGCTAGGTATCTTCCCTACTTCAGTCTGGATTGTCTCTGTAGTCATTAATGAGTAACTCCCCAAATAACACCACTTACAGTAGGAGTACCAGAGGCTGATATAACTGATACATTATCTCTAAAATCTACAGGGAAATTATC